ACCACGCAAAGTTCTCAGAGTTTCGTAGACACTGCCTGAATGCAAAGCTACCCAAGTACTGGATGGACACAGAGATGGATGGCAACCCTGAGTTTTCAGGGTTGTTCTTCGTCAAGCATCCAGACTCTCCTACGGAGTTTGATATTGCTGAGTTCTTCATCAACAAGAAGGGCAAGAAGTTTTGGATGACAGCAGAGACTCCTCTGCAATGGGCGGAGATCGAGACATACGAATACACTCACGAAGACGGAACACCAGTATACGATGACCTTATCTGAGCAACTACAAGAACGGTACGGCAAGTCACACCTGTCGTACTCCTCACTGAAGCAGGCGCTTGGGGACATGGCGCAGTTCGACCGCTACATGAAGGGAGAGCTGAAGTACAAGTCTGATGCGCTAGACTTCGGCACATTGTACGATATGCTGTTGTTTGAACGTGAGCAAGCATTCGAGAAATACATTGTGATGTCTGACAGTCAGGTGCTATCACGCCTATCTGACAAGGCACGCAACTCTAAGAAACCATCGATGACCTCTGAATACAAGGCTGTTGTACAGGCTATGAAGACAGAGGCTCTCGAAGAAGGCAAGACGATTGTCTCTAGTGATGACTGGCAGATGGCGAACGATATGATCGACCGTCTCGCTACCTGTGGCTTACTAGATACATACCTGGCGGGAGACTACCAGGTGGGATTCCTTGAAGAACTGAACGGCGTTCAGGTCAAGGGATTCCTCGACTGCCTTGGTGATGGATTCATCAGCGACAGCAAGTCAGCACGTAGTGCGGAGAAGTTCCGATACGCCGTGCGAGACTTCTGCTACGACATCCAAGCATACATCTACTGTAAAGTATTTGGCATGAAAGATTTCTACTGGGTTGTACAAGAGAAGACTTATCCGTACCTTCCCGCACTGGTTAAGTGTACTGATGAGACTTTGTTCACTGGAGAAATGAAGTTCAATGACGCGGTAAATCGTATTCGACATTTCCTACGAGAGGACTACGACCCCGTAAAAGACTATCTCCAATATGAAGTTTAAACACATCAAGATTTTAATCAAACTAATTCTAATTCATTTATTCATAACCAACATAATTCATTAAACATGAGTGATCAAAACAAGAAGTACGAGAGTGTTCTCGTAGGCTGGGCAGATGAGCCTAGCTACAATGACAACGGTGAGTTGATGGGGTGGAGCTTCCGCCTCAAGGACAACGAGTTGAAGGACTGTATTGACCAGTACACCACAAAGCGTGATGCCAATGGTCAAGGTGGTAACGTTCGGTTCCGTCTCTTCATGTCGAAGAGCGGCAAAGCATGCCTCAGCGTGTGGGACCCGAACAGCGAAGCGGCGCAGGAGCGTCGAAACAACACGGCTAAAACAGAGGATACCGAAACTATCCCGTTCTAGTATAAGAGTTATTCATGTGGGGAAGGGGTGCAGGCGCAAGTCTCACCCCTTTTCTTTCCCTTCAATCATGGGCAAACCAATTTACTATATGACTGGGAAGGCTACGTTCATAAAGAACAAGCACCCGCAGACAAGAAGCGTGTGGATTGTTAGCACATATGATAACCCAAGGGATATCATGAAGCACGACGACCACACCATGTACAGGCTCGATCAGGAGCTGCTTACCCCCAAGGCAAAGCAGCGCACCATCATCATCGATAAGGTCGATACCATCAAACAAATAGGAACTACTGTAGATGTCAAACAAACACAGCGATAAACAGATAGGCGGTGAGCATTACAAGCACATGAAGATTCAGGTCACTGAGTTCGTAGCTGCCAATGGCATACCGTTCATCGAAGGGAACGTAATCAAATACGTGTGCAGGCACGCCCACAAGAATGGGAAGGAGGACGTTCTAAAAGCAATCCATTATCTCAACCTACTACTCGAATACCACTACGATGAAAGTCACGATATTCCAAGATGTCTTCAAAAAGAACAAGGAACATGCACATGTGATTCAGTTAGCGACTGCCCTGAAGAGAATCAAGGAGGGGAAGTCTCAAACATTGATTGAAGCGGTACGCAATGGCTCAAAAGATTTCAAAAAGAAACTGCCTGTCGTCCTCTTCTCAGGGGAATTTGAGGCACGTAATGATGATGCGCTTACGAAGCACAGCCAATTCATTGTACTCGACTTCGACCACATTGATGTTGCGTCATCCAAGGCGCTTCTATCCACGGATCCTTATGTCTATAGCTGTTGGGTTTCTCCAAGTGGTGACGGACTTAAGGCGCTTGTCAAGATAAGCAACCCCGAACGTCACCGCGATCACTTCCGTGCGCTGCGCACGTACTTCAACAAGCAGTACGACCTTGAAGTAGACGAGTCGGGCATCAACGAATCCCGTGCATGCTTCGAGTCATACGACCCTGACCTCATCGTAAACGAAGAGTCAGCAACCTTCGGTGCATTCGCTACTGAGAAGAGCGAATCACAGGTAGCTGTCTCACAATCAGGAAGTTACACGGATTACTTAAAGTTGAATCTAGCTGCGCGTATGATTCGACAGTGCGACGACGGAGAGAAACACAGCACGCTGCTCCGTGCTGCTAGGCTGTGCGGTGGCTACGTGGCTGCTGGGCGTATGGAGGAAGACGAGGTGGTCCGTGTACTTACCCGTGAGATTCTCAAGCGTGACGTAGACGACGAGCAGCAGGCTGTTCGCACGATCAAGGAGGCGATGGAGAAGGGTAAGCAAGACCCTATCCGAACCATCATCGATGACGAGCGCAAGGCACAGCGTGAGCTGCTCATCAACGACGGCGATATGTCCTTCATCTCTTCCGATGACGAGGACTTCCGATGGATTGACGACTACGCAAACGGTCGCATACCTGTAGGTCTGGATACTGGTGATGCTGAGATGGACAAGTACTTCCGATACAAGAAGGAGTTCACTATCGTCAACGGACACAGCAACGTGGGTAAGACCACAATGGTACTGTACCTCATGGTAAACGCTGCTATCCGCCACGGATGGAAGTGGGTGGTGTACTCATCGGAGAACCGCACAGCTTCTCTGAAGATGTCGCTGATTCAGTTCGCCATGAACAAACCCGTCTCTTCCATGAACCACATGGAGAGGAAGAGAGCATACGAGTGGGTAGGCGAACACTTCACCGTGATCAGCAACAAGCAAGTGTACAGCTACTCAGATATCATCGTCTTCCTCGAAAAGATTCTGAAGCAACAAGAGGTGGATGCTGTATTTGTAGACCCATACAACAGCCTCAAGCTCGACATGGGAAACAGCAACATCGGTACCCACGACTACCACTACGAAGCTGCATCGGAGTTCCTTACGTTCTCCACCGCAAACAACGTAGCCGTGTGGCTCAACATGCATGCTGTCACCGAGGCACAACGCCGCAAGGGTGACGACGGCTTGCCTGTGGCTCCGTATGCAGAGGACACGGAAGGTGGCGGTAAGTTCGTCAACCGTGCCGACTGTTTCATAACTATTCACCGCAAGGTTCAACACCCTGACCACGCTCAGCGTAAAGTCACTGAGTTCCACGTCCGAAAGGTGCGTGATGTAGAGACAGGTGGTGAGCCAACATCACTCGATGACCCAATTCGATTCGAAATGAACACATCAAGGACAGCCTTCCGAGTGTGGAAGACACAGAAGATGTTGTTTGAATCTGTTGATTTAGAGGGTGGTAAGCAGGATTACATAAACTTTCCCGTTAACACGTCGTTTTTACAGAATTAAGCTGTAACTTAGCTTAAGTGAAGCGACAGACAAAGGGGACTCCACGGCGTAAGTCAGCTAAGAAACGTTCATTAGGTAAGTACAAGAGCGGTTTAGAGAAGACATGCGCTGATCTTTTAGCTGAATCGGGGCTAAAATTTACCTACGAGACACATGAATACACGCTCGTAGATAAGTTCAAATACCCTGGTCCATACTGGAAGATGACTGCCAAGAAGAAAGACCTGTCGGACCGAACAGATTCGACAGTCCTTCCAATTAAATACACACCCGACTTCGTAGGACCAAACGGAGAGTGGGTAATCGAAACCAAAGGGTACACTCCTTCGCATCATGATTTCCCGATGCGGTGGAAGCTGTTCCTTCGTCACTTGATAGACTCAGGAGAACCAGTCCCAGCTCTCTTCATCTGCAAAAACAAAGGGCAGGTGGAGCAAGCAATAGAGAAACTAAAAGAACTTGGGTATGGCAAAAAGAGATCTAACAAAAGAACAGCTAAGTGATAGCTATAGCATGGCGTGTCTACGCCTGCATAACTACATCACTGAGTTTTACGAGGATTTGCACGACGTTGATGGGGGTCCGTGCATTAACCCTGGAATCGTGGCCAACATGATTACAGTAGCAAGAGTAATCATTAACCACGAACTCGACTTAATCAAGGAGGCTTCGTACCAACACTTCGAGGCCAACTATGATCAGTCAGAGCAGGCGGAAATACTCTTCGGCGACGGGGAGGGTAGCTGAGATTCGCTTCATCCGAGCGGCAGAAAAGCTAGGCTTCCAAGTAACCAAGGGTAGCCGAAAAGATGACATGCACCTGCACATCGATTACTGGCTTGCACACAGCGGCACCAGCACTTGGGGTGTAGACGTCAAGGGTAACAACCTTCCTGACGAGATATGGTGTGAGTTCAAGAACGTAGCGGGCAATCCAGGATGGATGTATGGAGGCGCTGAGATAATCGCTTTCGACATGCCAGAGGAGGGTGGGTTTAGCGTGGTAGACCGCGAGGAACTCAGAGATTATTGCGAGAAGACAGTCGAAGATGTGTTCGTGTCAGACAAGCGCGACGCATACAAGAAAAAGTACACTCGCAAGGATCGAGCAGACGTGATAACCAAGCTGAACTTATTGGATATCAAACTGTTAGATTCATACAGAGTATGGGATTATTCTAAGGAGTTTTGACTATCTTAGCTGTCCCTTTTTTTAACCATAAAACATTAAATCATGTACGATCCTTCACTTGTCCCTTGGGGCGAGGTAGGGTATGCTGTGTATAAGCGTACCTATTCCAGAGAACTAGAAAACGGTAAGACCGAAGAGTGGGAAGACACTGTTGACCGCGTAATCGATTCTTGCCGAGAGCAACTAAACGTGGGGTTTGAGAAGCACGAAGAGGCTGAACTCAAAGAGATTATGATGGAGCTGAAGGGTACTGTTGCAGGGCGATTCCTCTGGCAACTAGGTACCAAGACCGTGGACCGCTTGGGTCTTCCGTCACTTCAGAACTGCGCCTTCGTAGTAGTTGATGATCCCATCCGTCCATTCACCTGGGCGTTCGAGATGCTTATGCTCGGCTCAGGTGTCGGGTTCAACATCCAGCGGGAAAATGTATACCAGCTTCCGAAGGTGAAGAACCGCGTAAAGGTTGAACGTGTAGACGAAAACGATGCAGACTTCATCGTGCCTGATAGCCGAGAGGGTTGGGTAGAGTTGCTGCGCCGCGTACTGGAGGCTTCATTCGTAACGGGTGAGGACTTTACTTACGCTGCTCACCTCATCCGTTCCAAGGGCTCAGCCATCAAGGGCTTTGGCGGAACAGCCTCTGGTCCCGAAGACCTCGTATGGGGCATGGGTGAGATCAACAACATCCTAAATAAAGCTTCAGGTAAACGACTGCAACCTATTGATTGTCTGGACATTATGAACATCATCGGCAAGATTGTTGTCGCTGGTAACGTCCGTCGATCAGCGCAGATTGCATTGGGTGACTGCGACGATATCGAGTACCTGCGAGCCAAGCGATGGGACCTCGGTGGCATCCCGAACTGGAGGGCTATGTCCAACAACTCCGTAATCTGTTCTGATATCTCCGAACTCCCTGAAGAGTTTTGGGAGGGATACAACGGCAACGGAGAACCTTACGGTCTCATCAACTTAGATGCATCACGCCGTATGGGGCGCACCTTCGAGGTGGAGTACCCTGATCCTGACGTACAGGGATTCAACCCGTGTGCTGAGCAGTCGCTTGCTAACTTCGAGACGTGCTGCCTTGCAGAGATTTACCTCCCGAACATCGAGAGCTACGATGAGTTACTCAAGGTGGCTC